GGCGGTGCCACCTCCACCAATCACCCCCTCTTCTTGTGCTGAGCGCACGGCTTCAAGGGCATCCTCAATTCGGTGCTTCTTTTCTGTCATCTCGACTTGTGTTGCGCCACCGACGTGAATAACAGCCACACCAGATGATAGGCGAACAATTCGTCCTTGGATGCGCTCGCATTCTGCGAAGTCATCTGTGCTTGTGATCTCGTTCTTTAAACTCTCGATGCGAGCCTCTACTGCTTCGTAGTCGCAGTTGCCTCCAACGAGGATTGTCCCAACCTTTGTGCTCTCAATTGACTTTGCTGTGCCAAGCTGGTCGAGGGTCGTAGTCTGTAGTTTTTGTCCTGACTCTCTAGTGATGAACACGGCACCTGTAGACATAGCAAGATCGGATAAGAGATGGCGGCGCTCCTCGCCGTAGAATGGAGCCTTGATTCCAGCAATCTTTAGAGAGCCGCGCATAGCGTTCATAATCATAGCTGCGAGGGCTTGACCTTCGATGTCTTCTGCTACAATAACAGGTGGTCGTGACTCTCGTGCTACCAACTCAAGGATAGGTAGGATCTGCTCGACCTGTGTGATCTTGTAGTCTGTGACCATAACGAGCGGCTCTTCATAATGCATTACATTGCGGCGCTCGTCATTAACAAAAGCAGAGGCGCAATAACCAGCGGAGAAGCGGAAGCCTTCGGTCACATCAATTGAGGTGTCCATAGAGCGGGATTCTTCGATTGTTATAGACCCGTCCTGCCCAACTTTATCAACAGCCAAAGCGATGAGATCGCCAATAGTAGAATCATTGTTGGCAGAAATGGTAGCGATGTGTTTGACATCATCAATGCTTGTAACCGGTCGTGCCATCTCAGTAAGATTGTTGCAGATTTCTGAGACTGTCGCATCTATTCCCCTTTGTAGTTCGATTGGAGAAACACCAGCTACGATGTGGCGCTGGGCTTCGTTTAGGATTGCTCTCGCCAACACGGTGGCTGTGGTAGTTCCGTCACCAGCACTTGTGTTGGTTTCGTTTGCTGCCTGACGGATAATCTGTGCGCCTGCGTTTTCGAATGGATCGTCAAGTTGGACAAATTTGGCACAAGTGACTCCATCCTTGGTTGCAAAAGCAGGTTTGTCCTTCTCCTTAAGTAAAACAGTCCTGCCCTTCGGTCCAAGGGTGGAGGAAACATAGTCAGCAAGGGTGTTTGCCCCATTTAGAATCTTCTGTCGCAACTCTTCGTTGTTTGCGAACACCATTTTGTTTGTCATTTTAACCTCGTGAAATGATAAATACTTCGTTTGACTTCTTGCTTTTGTTCATTCCGTAAGCCCACTCGGCTGGGACTATTTCATAGTCAGAGTAGTGCTTGCGAATAAACTCACAATCATTATAACATAATAACCAGTTCTGGCGACTTGTCAAGAGGAAATGTAATATTTCGTGATCAAATCCTTCATGCATGTCGCCGTTCTTTCCATATAGCTTGCTCTTGGCTTCCAAAAAGTAAGGGGGGTCAAGATACAGGAACTCATTTTTGTGCTGCTCTATCGACTCCTCAAAGCTTAGAAACCCTACTTTTAGATTGGGTGCGTCAAAATTCTCAAGCCTTTTGATGCTGTTCTCGTTGAAGCGACCTTCGGCTGCTTGCTTGGAGTAACCGCCCGATAGTGTTGCGCCCGAGAACGATGAGCGGTTGATCGCAAAGTAAGCACCCGCAGCGACATAAGAAGGTCCGTGGTTGCTATTGTATGCCTTTAGAAGCTCTTGTAGCGTCTTAAACCCAGGTTTATCTAGTGGATGTAGCCTGCGGACCTCTGTGACCAACTGGTTGCGATCTGTGAGTAGGCAATTCCAAAAGTTATAGAGAGGATAGAACGCATCGTAAGCGTAGACCTTCCTATCTTCTGCGAGCAGCAACTCCAAAGACCCACCGCCCAAGAACGGGGAACAAATGTCCCCCTCTGGAATGTGGGGGAGTAGGTGCTTTATTGCGCGTGTTTTGCCACCGGGATAACGTAGTGGTGATTTCAAGTTTCCTCCAAGTATGCCTTTATCTTAACAAGAAATTGCTCATCTGTCAAGTCAACTCCGCTCTTTGATAACCCAAGTTTAAGAGCGCAAGTAAATGAATGTATGCCATCAGTGCTACTGTGTGGCTTGATTCTTATTCTTACTTGTGATTTCTTTACATTATCCTTTAGTTCTGGTATCTCAAAGTAAGAGGCTGCCTTTGGTGTAAGAGCATAAACCCCGTTACCTTGAATCTGAATAAGTTCATCACCCTTGAGGGCATAATAATTTTGAATAAGGGCACCATCGACGGGTAGACTCATATCAATTCTATCACCAAACCATCGTTGTTGCAGATCTATCTTTACTGCACCGGTATGTGACGCTCTGCGTAATCCATAAACAATATTATCTTTTATGTTCAAGTTAGATTTTGGATACCTTTTGATATCTATGTGTTTGTTTGCCATCGCTGGTTTTATGGCACTCTTAAAGATACCAGAATATAACTGTTCGTTCTTTAGGTACCCTTTAGTTTGCACAGGAGCCCATTGCCTTTTTTCTATTTGATAAGCCATCTTGAATTGACCAAAATCAGCGCCTGAACTAGTCTTGAGTTCTATCTGGAGTGATGAATTGTCGTCAGCAATCACTAGATCTGAGCCAGGACCCGAACCAGCAGATTCTACATTGTAGCTTGGAAGCAGTTGCTTCATAATTTCTACCAGTCTTTCTTCGTATTGAGCACCTGCGAGGGCACCGCCGCCACTTCGGGGCTTCATGAGAAAATAGACACTACCGCCGCCGCGGCGGGTTCTTGGCAATTTGTATCTACCAAATCCTGCGCCGGGAGCATTAGGTTCCCATACCATACCTAGCTCTGCAAACTGAGGTGTTAAGACTTTTTCAAGAGCCATGCGATCATCGGAAACAATCTTGTAAATGTTGCCATTGGAAGTCTTGACTATTTCACCACCAGCGGAAGACACAATATTCTCAATAGACTGAGTGGGGGTTTCTATTTTATCTAGCTCCACCTCGATCATTTCGAGAAGCATTAACAAATTATCAGACATAACTGCTCCTTACATTATCTCGTCGGCAAGACCATACTTAACAGCCTCTTCGGCAGAGAGATAGATGTTTACCTTTTCATTAAGTAGTTTCTCTAACTTCTTGCGGGTGAACTTGGTGTTCTCAACCATAGCGGTGATGTAGTCTTCCTGTAGGGTCTGGATGGCTTCTAACTCGTTTGTTAGATTAGGAAGCGTTCCAAAGTTGCCTGCGGCGACGTTGTGAATCATCACGCGGCAGTTCTTGCCAATCTTGCGCTTGCCCTTGGTTCCTGCTGCGAGGAGTAGGGTTCCAGCGGACATAACCTTTCCAACACCGATAGTGTGGATTTCGGTCTCTTCCATTATAACCTGCATCACATCGTAGAGAGCAAACATGTCGTCTGCGGAGCCGCCGTAGGTGTTGATGTAGAACTCAACTGGCTTCTTTTTTTCGCCCTCGGGTAGTAGGCGGTTCATTTCGTTGAGGTAAAGGAGAGCCTGTGTTAGTTCAGCAATCTTCTCATCTTCAACTGAAGAGTAAAGACCGATAACTCTTAGTTCTGGCTCCTTGGGAGGTGCGCTCCCTCCTAGCAATTCTTCAAGACTGATTGTCTTGGTCTTGGGATTTGGTGCGTCGGTGCCAGCGCCTGCTTCTTCTTTAGATACTGTCTCGGCTGGAGGAAGTACAGTATCAAGAATCTTTCCAATAATCTTACGCATCATTTGTTTGTCTCCTTTGAAAACATAATAGCTGTTTTTTTGTTGTTATTTAGGAATCTCTGCGACCCTCTCCAATCATCAAATTCGATAAATCCTTTGAACATTTCAGGGTGCGCCTGGAGTAAATAGGCGACCGAATTGTCTTTGTAGTCTTGGGTAACCTTATCGTTGTCTCTTTTAAGAGATTCATACTCTTTATCTCCATAAGACTTACCATTCTTGCGAAGGGCATCCAGTCTGTTTATGTGGGCGTAGTGTAAGTATTCTAACCCCTTATTAACAATTGTCAAGTAGAAAACATAAGCCATCCTCAAGATGACTAATGATAGCTTAGTAGACTTGAAAAAGTAGAAACCTGCGCAGGTGAGCCACCCAAGTAAGAATGAACAGCCTGCTATCACTATGCTAACGACGATTTCCATTGTGTCTCCAAAAAGAAATAACCACCTAGGCAACCATACCTAGGTGGTTATTATAACGGCTCAGGAGATTTCTGTCAAGCTATTATTTTGAAGCGAGTCTACGGAAGATGCGCTCGGCTAGCTTGTTCGCCATAGCATCTTTCTTCTTCTCACGAATGAGGCGGGCAGCAACTCGGCGGGCGACTTCTTGTACAAGTTCTTCTTCACCCATTTCCTCGTCTTCTGGCTCCGCGCCCATATCGTCTTCTGCTTCGGGAGCGTCCATGGCACCTTCTAGATCACCACCTTCATCGTCCATGGCTTCACCCCCCATTTCCATCTCATCTTCACCGACCTCTACGTCGGCGTCGAGACCGAGTAGATCTGCGAGCTTGTCTACGATGTCCGCAAACTGCTCTTCTTTACCACCGCCCATGTCATCGCCCATGTCGTCGTCCATGCCCATATCGTCGCCCATATCCATTTCCATGTCGCCTGCGGGCTCTTCACCCATTTCAGCGTCCATTTCCATCTCTTCGTCACCTTCGGGGGCAGGGGCTTCTTCGGTGTCCATCACCATCTCTTCTTCTTCCTCTTCGTCACGCATACCGGGTGGCATACCGTAACTTCCGCCCATCTCTTGGAGGGGCTTGATGTTCGCCAGTTTCATGAATTGGCGAATCTCTGATTCTGATAATAGTGTCTTGCGAGCCATAGTTTTATATCTCCTTAAAAACTTAATGTTAAATAGTCTACATCACCAGAAGAAGCCAATAATTCTTCGCCATCCGGCAAACGTTTCTTTAATTTAATTAGTGCTTTCGTTTCTATTTGCTTTATTCGAGCAAAAGATAATCCTTCACGCTTTGCTATCTCGCGAAGAGAAAGAGAGCCATTCTGGTGGATTGCAATCATCGTGCAATTATAGTCATCTTCATAATCAATGTGATATCTACAACCCGATGCTTCGCAGCCTTTTCTGTCTTTTAAGCACTGCTGGGCGCATATCATTAAATGTTTAGTATTCATAGATCTGGAAACTCCTCTGCGATTAAATCAAATAGGCTTTCTTTGTCGGCGTCGTCGAGGAGTCCCCAATCTTCCAGCTTTTCTCTTCCCTTTTGTTTTAGTTTGAGAGACTTAGTGAATCTTTTTCGACTCAGGATCTTGTGTTCTAAAACATAATCTTCCATAAAAGCCATAAGATTTGGATCTTCTTGAATAACACCATCAATCACGGCGCGGAAAAACTGAGATGCTTTTAATTTATTGTGCCTCAGTCTTATTATGAGCCGCGCGTGATCGTCGTCGGCAACCCAAAAGCGGATCGACTTTATGTCTTCTCCGTAGTTTGGATCATCAGCCATCACCACTTCCGACTTGTGATGTGTGTTCTGCTCTCGCCTAGTCCTGCTGAGGTCTGACGAACAAACTGGACCTTGGCTTGTAGTTCTTCAATAGTGCGAACCCCTGAATAGGAGAGCCCAGAGCGAATGCCTTGTTCAAGGTCTGAGAGAATGTTGCGAACCTTGCCCCGATAAGGCACGGTGGAGGAGACGCCCTCAAATGATGAGTATCTCCCGCGCCATTCTACTTGGGCTTCCTTGGAAGCCATCCCCCGATAGGTCTTGTATTTCCGCCCCTGAGCGTCTGTAAAAACTTCTCCGGGTGTTTCCCTTGTGCCAGAAAGTAGAGAGCCTAGCATAACCGCGGCGGCTCCTGCTGCGAGGGCTTTCACGATGTCGCCAGAGTTACGGATGCCCCCGTCAGCTATGATTGTTACATCGCGGTCTGTGTGGGAACAATCTATAATTGTTTGTAACCCAGGGTGT